GTGGCCGGGCCGTAGTAGGGCATGGGCTGGCGCACCATCTGGCGGGAAATCTCCCCAGACGACCCGCTCTGGTACTTGGCCAGCGTGTAGATGGTGCCGTTGAACATCGACTCGTCGGCCATCTCGTCCAGCAGTTCAGCGGCCATGGGGTCCAGTTCGGGCACCCAAATCTCGTAGACCGCCAGTTCACGGCGTTCCGGAACATCGCGGTCCTGCCGGAGTTCGTCCACCCCGTTGTTGGTGGCCAGCGATTCGATCACCTCCCGGTTCCACGTCTCATCCACCTCGGCGCGGCGCAGCAGCGTCTCCTTGTCGGTGATGTAGACGTGACCCATGTACCTGCACTCTTCAAGGTGCTGGGCAGCAGGATCGACGAAGAAGCGACCGGGATCGATGCGGTAGATGCGCGGAAGGTAGGGACCATCGGCGTCCCACTTGCGCATTGCACCCTTGGGTTCGTTCACCACCAGACCCACACCCCAGCCCAACAGCATGTCCACGGCGATGCGCTCCAGCGTGGCGCGAGCCTTGGTCATGCGCGACCAACGGTTCATCGCCGCCTGCATGGCCACGCAGGCCGTCCGCTGGGTGTCCGGACGCGCACTCCGGACCCGGACCTTCGGGTTGTCGTGGATGATGCGAGGCAACACCATGCTGATGTAGGCATGCACGGCGTTCTCGGGCTGCTCTTCGCCCCACTGGTCTCGGTACGCACGGCCAGTGAACCACTCGCGAAGTTCCGTCGGCACAGTCATGTGCTGATTGCGGAAATCCTCCGCACGGTCAATCTCGTCGCGGATGGCCCAGAGGTTAGAGAAATCAAGCATTTGTCACCTTCTTGGGCTTGATGCGCGACATCGTGTCTGCCAACTGGGCAATCCGGGCCTCCAGCGCCATGAGTCTGCCCAACGTTGTGGTTGCCGAGGGGGGAGGTTCCTGCGTGACCATGGTCATCTGCTTCAGAACCTTCTCCCCCTCCACCGGGTCAAGTTCGATCTTGACCCCGCCGTTGATGACAACCAACACCCGGCCACCCATGTCTCGGACCTCGTCGATCGCATCTACGTGGTAGTACGTGTTCCGGACACGGATGAAGCGGGCGTTCATCGCTTCTTGCCCCGTGCCTTTGCAGGCTTGCTAGCCATGCTCTTCTTGGCGAACCGCTCGGCCATGGAGGCTTCCATCTTGCCCTTCGCGGTGTACGGGAACTTCTTGTTTCCAACCTTCGGCATCACTTGATCTTCTTCCATCCGCGCTTCATGGCGGAGTAAGACTTCGCGCTCACGGTGCTGGCAGACTTGGGGCGCGAGATCCCAAGTTTGCGACGCTTGTTGATGTTGCCGACCAGCGAGTTCTTGGCCATCATTCCTCCTCAACGGCAGGAAGGAACGACCAGACTGGCGTCCCATCCCCAACATAAGCCGCGACCACGTTGTGCTCCAAATGCTCGACGGCATCGTCGTAAGTCATGTTGTGGTCATTGATTAGCACATGAATTACCCGGTGGGTGTCATACACGACCCGGTACGAACCCGACTTCATATCCCGGGTTATTCCGATGATTGCGTCGTCCAGCCCGTCCGCGAGCAGAATCTGCTCCTCGTTCTCGTCCGCCCACGCCTTGACCCTGTCCGCGTTTGCAATCATCTGAAGACCTCATGGTGCTTGAAGATGTCGCCAGCCGTACCGGGAGCGTAACCCTCATCCACAGACGATGGAACAGGGGCATCATCCTTGGCCATCCACGCCAACGCAAGCGCAATCACGCGGTCACCATGGTTCTCCCGCGCCCCCGTGCTCTCGTCCCGGAGCCGACCGGGGATCACCCGACCATTGCCGTCCAACACGTACGCCAACATCTCGTCCAGCGTCCCCGTGCACGAAATGATCATCTCCCCCTGCTGCACCGCCCGGGACAGATTGCCCAACAGCAACCGCTTGCTCTGCTCGCTGGACACCCAGCCCACCCGGTCCACAATCCCGTGCGTGCTCTTGCCCTCCTTGCGAGGCTTCCACACCCGGTGGAATCGCTGCGCCTCAAAGTCCCGCTGCAAACTCTGACCGGGTCCATTCACCTCCCACGCCACCACCGAATCCCGGAAGAACACCCGGCACACCTCCGCCACCTCCGCAGCCAAATCCGCAGGCGTGATGTTCGCATCCACCATCATTGCCAATAACCGACGCTCGTTCACGTCCAACACCGCCACCGCACTCGCGTGGTTGCCCGTCCCGTAGGCCGGGTCAATCCCCACCGAGAACGACCCCACCACCGGAACGTCGTCGCACCACAGACGCCAACGACCCGTCGGGCTGTCCACCCACCGACCACGAACCCAGTTCGCCCGGCGTGGCTCACGGCCAAACTCCCGGCGATGACTCGTAATCGTCACGCTGGGGAAGAACGCCGCGCCAGCACCCATCGCCTCCGCAAATACGTTCTGCGCCAAGTCCACCTTGTCACGCTTGCGCAACTGGTCCGCAAGCCATGGCGTCCAGACGTAAGTGCTCCCCACAACCCCACTTATGCTCCCGTCGAAGTCCACCCGGGTCTCCGCCCCATGCGCCTTCTCCGGATGCTGGTAGTACAGCATCTCCACCAACTCCGGGTTCCCCGTCCCACGCGCCTCACCCACCAACCTGTCGTAACGCGTCCCATACCCAATCGGGGTCGAAACCGCAATCCGACAAGACGTCGTGTCCGACGCCGAACGCCACGCAGCCTCGTCGTCCTCCAACGCCGCAAACTCGTCAAACAACACAAACGTCCGGCGACCACCTCGGCCAATGTGCGCACCACTCGCCTGACCCGCAATCGTCGCCCCACTCACCGGGTGACGCAACACCATGTGCTGCCGATACTGCCCACCCTTGCGCATCTCCGGAACCGCACATGGCAACAACCAACCGGGCTGGCTGGACAGCAAGTAGTCCACCTTCCAGAACAAACTGTCCGGGTCGCCCGTCCGGTCCACGTTGTCCTCCACGCGACTCACCAACAAACTCTGCCACCCATGGAACAACCACCCCCACACCGCTAACCCCAGCACCACCCACGACGCACCCATGTCACGGCTCTTCCGGACCACCACGTCACGACCGTCCACCACGCACGTCCGCAACCGACGAATCGCCCCAATCTGCACAGGCCACGGAATAAACGGCACGTCAGGAACCGCCACAGGGCGCTCCCGGCCATCCAAACCAACCTCCTTCACACGGTACGTCCACGCCGTCAACGCCAACCACGCCGCAGGATCCGACTTGAACAACGCGTGCAAATCCGCTCGCTCCGCTGGCGATGCACCCGTCAACACAAACTCCCGTAACCGCATCACATCAGCCAACCCAGTCGGCCACGAAGGGAGGCACAGGGGATCCGTACTGGGGAAATAGGGGGCACCGTGCCGCAGAGGGGGGTGGGACTCGGGCGGCGCGGCAGGCCCGGGGGATCCGGACGCGGGATCCCCCCCCGGGGGGGCGGGGGGCCGCCCGGGCCGGGTGGCGCGGCGGTACGCCTCGCGCCGGGCGGCGCGTGCCTTGGCGGCGGCCCCGCGCTTGGCGGCGGCTCGCTCGGCGGCGGTGGGCACGTTGCCGGGGTGCGCCTTCTGCCACGCTGCCCATGCCTCGCCCCCCGCCAGCCGGGCGGCGGCTCGCTTGGCGAGCCACGCCTTGGTCGCGCCCCGTGGTCGCCCACGCCCATCGTCAGCCATCGCCCGGCTCCGGCAGGGCTGGCGGACTTTCCTGCTCGGCGCGAAGTCTGGAAGCGGCAGCGAACCTCTCCAGCATCTCCAACGCCCTGCTGGCGTTGCCGTCCTCCATGCGCAGGCCGCCGGACACCTCCACCTTCTGCACGCCGTCCCGGTACCGCCCGGGCTTCAACCCGCGCAGCCGCAGGGCCAGCGCGTTCAACTGCACCTGCGACCCCTGCGATGCGCCGGACGCGATGCCGTCCAGCGTCTCCTCATGCCGCTCGGCCATCACGCGCTCGGCCATCGCCCTCGCCTGCGCAAACACAGCGTCCGCCTTCTCCCAGCCCACTGGCGTGCTTTCCGCCACGCCTGCCGCAGCGCATGCGCCCCGCCAGCCTGCGCCGTCAGCCCACGCCCGGAGCCACTTCGCCTTGCGCTCCCCGGACTTCGTGAAATCCTTCACGAACTCCTCCAGCCAGTCGGGTTCATCGCTCATGGCCGCGCATTGTGCCCTACGCGCCCTGTCCAGTCTCGCGCAACCCCTGTTTCCGCAGTGCTTTCTGACTTTCTGCGAAATCTGCGCAGATTCTGTCCTCTACCTGTTGACACGCGGTAGCCCCGACTGTATTGTGTGTCAGTGTGGACGCCGTGTCCACTTCGCACCTGACCGGAGACCTGACCATGAGCAACCGCAACCGCTTCACCCGTACCCGCGCCGGATCGACCTACGTCTGCGAGTCCTGCGGCAAGCGCACCCGCGAGACCGGGCACGACGAATCCTCCGTGTCCCTGTGCGCCGCGTGCTACTTCGAAGCGCAGATCCAAATCCTGCTCGCGGACTACAGCGATGCGTTCACAAGGGCGCAAGAGCAGGCATTCACCGCCCGCCTGAACGCCGCGAAGCCCTGCACCCCCGACGCCGACACGAAAGCGTTGGCCGCCCTGTACGCCGAAATGGAAGCCATCGCCCACCCGGGCAGTGACGATGGGTACGCGGACTACCCCACCATGGAGTCCGAGGACGGCCCCTACTGGCAGACCGACGGCTACGCCCGTTGGCTGGACCGTCAGTGACCGCGCACCGACCGCCTCCACTGGGGGCGGCGGATGCGTCGGCCATGTTGGCCCCGCACTTGACCCATTCGGAGCATCTGACCATGCCACGACAGACCAAACTTGACCGCCTCCGCACCGAACGCGCCGCCGCCGTCAACGCCATGGCGTTGGCCGCAGAGGCCCAGCGAAAGGCCATCGCAGAACTTCCCGAGACCGCTGCCATGACCGCTGCAAGAGACGCGCTGGAACGGGCGCAGGCGGCATTCCTGCGGGAGCATGAGGCCAGCAACCGCCGCAAGTACCGCCCGGGGGTGCAGTACGAGGTGCGCGAGATCAACTCCGACGGCGACGCCTTCAACTGCTGGGCGTTCCCCACCAAGGGCGAGGCCATGGGGTGCGCTCGCGCCATGGTCAAGCGTCTATGCGACGGCCACGCGGTGGCAGTGGAGCGCGTGCGCGACGGCGAGTACGTGACCGTGTGGACAGGCGGTAGCAGCGAAGCCATCGCCGCGTGGAACGGGGAGTTCGACGACGACTACGGCGACAACTGACGGCGTGACTCGCGCTCGGGCCATCGCGAGGTGGCCCCTGCGCTTGCCACGGTGGCAAGTACCTAACCCCTGACTGGAGACCCTGACCATGCCAACCCGCACGACTGTGAACGACGTTTCCTACGCCGTCCTCCGCATCAACAACGCCACGAAGGCAGTTCCCTTTGGCCATGGCTGGATGCAGGCACGCCGCTCCAGCGGTTTGTACATCTTGGAGATGCTGGTGCGCGGCAACGACGATCGCCTGACATGGCGTCCCATCACCACGCGCAAGGGCGCGGCCATGGTGGCCTACCTTGACGCCTACCTTGATGGCTTCCGGCACGGGCGAGCGCCCGTCGATCACCCCGTCACCGCCTAACCCTCACAGGAGACCAACCATGCTTCGGGCGAGGGGGGGCGGTTCCGCCCCCCCTGTGCCCTTTGACTGCGGAATGTTACTTGCACCAACGGTTGGCCTGCCGGGGGGCGTACCTGACGGCCTTCTGCCCCGGCCCGTGTGGGATTCGGGTGCGCACCCTTGACCCACATCTCCGCACTGGAAGTGTACTTGCCCTACCAGAAAGTCCCAAGACCCTATCGCAACTACAGCCCACGCAACGGTTTGCGACAATCTTCCAAATCTGCTGGATTGCCTGTTGACCTACGGTCGATACCTGATACTCTGATAGTCGCCTCGGTCGCGTGACCGTGGCACCTGACCCCTGACTGGAGATACTGACCCATGCATGAGATCAAGAGCAACGACGGACTGGTCCTCGCACGCAACGCCGCATGGCACGGCCTCGGCACCGTGGTGGAGTCCGCCCCCAACCCCTTCGCTGCCCTCCGCCTCGCCGGGATGGAGTGGACGGTGGAGGAGTCCGCCAACGTGACCGGGATCTTCAACCCCGGCGAGCAGTCGGAGTACCGCGTGTCCACCGACACGGCCAAGGTGCTGGTCCGCTCCGATGACCACTCGGTCCTCGGCGTGGTCGGCCCCGACTACACCCCGGTGCAGAATCAGACGCTGGCCGAACTGGCCTACGCCCTGCGCGACGCATCGTCCGATCAGGGCGTCCGGATTGAGTCCGCCGGATCCATCCGGGGCGGTAAGCGCGTTTGGTTCCTGATTCAGGCACCGACCGTGGAGATCGGCAGTAAGGGCGACATCACCAACCCCTACCTGATGCTGGCCAACGGGCACGACGGCGGCGAAAGCCTCAAGGCGTTCGGCACCAACGTGCGCGTCGTGTGCGCCAACACCTACCGGGCTGCGCTCGGTCAGGCCCGGGACGTGATCTCCTTCCGCCACACCAGCGGGATCAACGACCGCGTCGAACACCTGAAGACCACGATCAACGCGTGGTTCAAGTCCATCGAAACGGGCCGCGAGTTTGCCACCGCGCTCGCCGCTCGCAAGATGACGCGCACGCAGGTGCAAGACTTGTGGGTCGAAGTGATCCAGCGGCTCGACGGCGAGATCCCGGCCAAGCCCAAGAACGGTTGGGAAGAGCGCAGCCGGGAACAGGCCATCGCTGGCCTCGCCCACATGGCGCAGGTGTTCGACCGCGAGTCCCAGCAGTTCGGCGCGACGGCGTGGGTGGCCGCCAACGCGGCGACCAACTGGATCCAGCACGTGCGCTCGGACTACAGCCTGCGCGTGAAGGACGCTGGCGTCCGCGCCTTCTCCAACTGGGGCGGCACGGTGGCCGATGACACTGCCGAAGTGTGG